GGCAATGCTATGCATTCTTTCAAGTACATCAGTATACGTACCATCGCTGGTACCGAACTGAAGACTTGGCTGGATATCTACACCTGTCGTATGACTAATACGAACGAGTAGATCCTGTGAAACAGAACCCGTCTGGCGACGGGCCTCAGAAACCGGTGGGTGGATTATTCCATTTAACGATAACTGAGGAAATTTTGGACTTGCTAACTTTGATGTCATCAAAGTGCGGGTCCAGCAGTCTTTCTGAAACTCAGGGTAATCTATTTCCAGACTATCCAAGAAATTCTCTGCCAACCAGTGCCTTTCAAGAGCACTGATACCAGCGGGGTTCATGTCGAGCCCCCACGGTTCAGGTAGAGTCATTATTCTCTCAGCAACTTTCCTCTGACGAGGGCGAAGATACTTAATGTATCCAGGTCCGATGTTTTTAAGAAGGTCAATAAAAGAGCGATCACTGATCTCTCTCCATTTTCCGACTGAAATAGTCTGATCTGGGAAGATAACTCTTCCTCCGAACTCAGTAACTAAATTACTGGTTAAAGTTTTTGATTCACTTACACCGACTTCGAGCAATAAAAGGACCTCACGGTACCTCTTATTCAGATTATAGTCTGAGATGACAATGTCATCGCCCAATATGCGGAAGTTATCACCTTCGCATAAGCCTAATTCCTTCTCTAGAGAAGCAACAAGCAGGCCGTGTGTAAGCGCAAAAGACGCAAATGATGGGAACAACCCTAAAGGTTGACCCTTGGTCCATTGGACTAACCCTTTAGAAGGGGATAGCCAGGGAGCTCTAGATAGGATTTCGAAGAGGTTGATATCCTCTTCTAATACTCCATCTATACATTTAAGCGTTTTCAGCTGTAGAGATAAGGGGAACACATTTGTTGCGTCGGATAAATCCACCGCAAACATTGTGCTGCCTGAGTTCAATTTTTGTTGAGCCCAAGCTACCCCACTTTCTTGATCATGGGTACAATCCCATGATAATGTAGTCAGCAGCTCATAGAGCTGCGCACCTAAGCGCGAGAGTGCTAGCTGGTATACTCTGAACGGATTTGCAACCGCTCTGAGCTTTAAGCCGGGTTCTTGAATGTGCCCGATTTTGCCAGCAAAACCAACTTTCCTAATTTCAGCGTTCTCACCGTCTTCATAGAAGTACGGGGGAAGTTTGCTAAGCTTCCTTTTAACAGTTGATTCGACAGGCATTACTACCTGGCGAACCGCTGGAAATTTGTTGTAAAGTTGGCGTCCGAGTGATGTGTCCCAAAGGACATCGATGGTATCTAACCATCCAGACTCAACGTCTTCCGAACCATTCGCATGGTTCTTTTTACGTTGAGTCACTTCTGCCACTGATCCCCCCCTCACGGTGGGGCAGCGCTTAGAAGCGCTCGGTACATAGTCTCTCACTGTCTGTAGACGTTTCTTCGACACCCTTAACTTCTCAGCTAAGGGTTTGACAGTCGAAGAAAACAATTCTTCCACAATGTCGTCATCTAATGGCTCGGTAGCTACCGAGTCATAGAATTTTGACTCTTGAGTTTCGGTCACATTACTGTGAACGAACAGAGTGTATACACCCAACAACTGTAAAGTTGCTGCTGTATGCTTAGGGTTCAAGTGTCCCCACTTGAATAACCTACCAAAACTACCTTTTGGATATCCATTAGTGTACTTGACCCACTCAGAAGAGGGGGCTTGTCCACCGGATAGACGGATAAAGTCAACTTTAAGGGCTTTAAGCCTCGAAACTGACCATTCCAGTCCAGATTTCTCTGACCATTTGGTAATGTCGGCCAGGACCTCTTGCGAGATCCTTTTTGGGAGTTTGATAGAAA